GAGGTATGAATGGTGGTTTAGTAATGCAAGACAATGTTATAGGTAACACTACTGCTGTGGGCGATCCTATAAGTGATTATAATGTTTCTAGGAATGGCACATTGATAAGAGTAAGAGTAGAAGCAACATTTGAAGTAATTAGTTCAACAGGGGCTATAGTAACTTCTTCAAGTTCTATTGGCAATTTTCAAACTGTGTCATATATAAATTCGGTTAATCAATTTGAAAAAGATAAATTATTTTATGAATATTTAAGTCTTGATAATACAAGTAATATAACTACAAGACATAATACTAGGTTTCTTACAAGATGTAAAAACGGAACTGCAGAATTTACTAATAATATTTTTAAAAAACCAGTAAGAATAGATGAACAGGCTGAATTTTTACAGTTTTACATAAGGAGAGCAAATTCAAATGGTATAGCAGGTTCTGGAAATGATAAAGTAGGGGCAATGGGGCTAAGAATTGAGACTTATACTGCTAGTGGTGCTGCAAGTACATTTTATGTTCGAGATTTTGAAGATAATTTAGTAACAGAAAAAGATAGTACTTTAAATGAATTTTTTATATCTGATCAACAAAACAATACATTTATACAAAACATATCGCCTTATTATATTAATAATACTGCATCATTAAAAATTCCTAGTAATTCTGGGGCAACTACATTTCCTTATTGGACTGATTATAGTGGTGATAAAATAACTGATTCAGTTCTTTACTATATAGTAAGTATAATAAAATTATCTTTTGAAGCAGATGCATCAGGTGATTATTTTACAAGAAGGTGCAGCGAATATAGATGTTTCAACATTGATAGAGAGACTAAAAATATACCTTATGAGTTTGTCAGGTTTCATTGGTTAAACTCTTTAGGAGGTACAGACAGTTATACTGCTAAAAGAGATATTGTTGAAGGCTTGTCAATAAGTAGAGATGTAGTTGAAAGAAAAAGTGGAGATAGAACTTGGTATCAAGAAGATACAGATAGCGGTACTGCTTTAGCAAATACTAATTATATTTCAGACACTATGAGAGGAGGGGATATATACAAGGGAGGTAGAGAAGTTACTAATGTAAATGCTGAAAGAAATCAAAGTGTTTATACTGAACCTTTAAATATTCAAACAGCAAAATGGTTAGAAGAAATAATGCTTTCTCCAAACGTGTGGATTGAAATGGATACTGAGGCAACTCAAGTTGGTAAGCAAAGAAATCCATACTTAAGACCATCAGACAAAGAGTATATACCTGTTATAATAACAAATAGTGATATAGAAACTGTTAATCAAGAAAATGGTTTAGTTAAATTTAATATAGAATATACATTAGCACACAAAGTAATAACTCAAAGAAACTAATAAATGTCAGTAAAAATTCAAATATTAGATTATTTTAATGAAACTGGTACAATAGGTGGTCAAAGAATACCAAATAGTACATTTAATACTACAGCAGACTGGGATATTCAATCAGGATCTGGTTGGTCTATAAATACAGGAAATGGTACTGCTAGTCATACAAGTGGATCAGGGTCAAGTGGTTATTTAAAGAATCTAAATGCAAGTTTTGTAGAAGGACAATCTAAAGTAAGTGGCATGACTGCAGGTTCTTTTATTTTAGCAAATCATTTAGCAAATGGGGCTAATGGTTTTAATATACAGGCTAATGGTGCTTTTGAATATGATTGGGTGCAGGGTAATCAGAATACCAATAAATTAAGTGTATGGGGAAGTGATCTTTTTGATGGAACAATAGATTATATAGAGGTATATGCTTTAAGTGATATTAACTGGGATAAAAGTATAGTTGGCGAATTAGATGTTACAGATCATTCTGAATTTCCATTAGCATTAACATTTCAAATATCAGACATTAAAGACATAACCTCAACAAGTGGTGATTTTAGTAAAACTTTTAAAGTTCCAGCAACAAAAAATAATAATAATTTATTAAAACATTTATACATACCTAATTCATTTAGCACTAATAATGTTACAGAAAACAAGCCTTGTGAAATACTTGTAAATGACCTTTATAGTATAGTTGGGTTTTTAAAAATAACAGGAGTGGGAGGCAATGGAGACAATCCTACTTTTTATAATTGTGTTTTTTATGGAAATAATTTAGGCTGGGCTGTTGGTTTAGATAATTTATTAATGAAAGATATAGATTGGGAAACTTATGGCGATAATTTAATTTACAAAAAAACACAGATTATGGCTACTTGGCAGCACGAAGATTGTACAAATGCTAGTAACTCTCCATTAGTTTATCCTATTGTATCTTATGGTGATTTTAACTTTAGTGAATCAAACCGAAAAATACAATTATTAGATACTGCTGGTGCAGCCCAAATACAAGGTTCAACTGGTTATTATGGTTTTGATAATAATAATCTTTCTTATGGAACTCCATTACCAGCATCTGATTGGAGGCCAGCAGTATTTGTAAAAACAACAATAGAAAAAATATTTAAAAAAATTGGATATACAGTAGTTTCAGCATTTATGGATACTGCTATGTTTAAAAAATTAATATGGTTGTTGCCAAATTTTTCTTATAATAATCCTGATTTTAGATATGTAACGTTTACTGTAGATACTAATTTTGTTAATGATGCTACACTTACCTCTGCTGCTACTGGTTTTGATCCTGCTATTGTAGAGCAAGGAGTAACTCAATTATTTAGAAGTAATTTAAAAGAAAATGATGGCACAAAATATTATACAGGCGATGGAAGAACATTAGTTAATTTGTCTGATTCTGGAAGTGATAAAAACCTACAAGTTAATCTTGGTCTAACAAATTCTCTTTTAAATTTAACTAATAATGAAATAACTATTGGAGAATATGGTTATTATAATTTAAGATTAAAAGGGTTACAAGTTAAAGTTACTAGAATATTTAAAGCAACTTCTGGTTTTAAAGTAATATTTTCATTAGGAACAACTATAAATTTAGAAGTACAAACTGTAGGGCAGATATCATGGAATATAATTGCACAACTAGAAAAAGAAGAAGTTTAATATGAA